GGAAATCCCTTTCAGGCGGTTACCATTTCAAGCGTATTGCCGTGGGTGCAGGGCAAGAACGGTTCAAAGACACGCCAAATAAGAACGAACACTCGCATGTGGGTGACGCATTTGGCTATTTGCTGGTTGGCGGCGGCGAATACCGCAATATGACCCGCAAGGGCAGCATGGCAACCAACAAGACCTTCATTGCCCAAACCCTAACGACATCAGAGTTCGATGTGTTTGCGGTATGAAAGCCCTTGATTTTAATTTTTTTGTAAATCTACCCCCCGGTATCGTATTTGTCCCCTTTCTGCCAGAGCATGCCAGCCGACTCACGGTAGAGCAGCCAGAGGTTTTGGCCTTTGGGCCTGCCGATGTAGGCGAACTTCTCAGGTATCAGGCCGCTAACGGACTGGCTGTGACGATTCTTAATCGTGGCAAACCGATTGCCGTGTTCGGAACTGTAAACATTTGGGCAGGAGTAGAGGAAGGATGGTTTTTGCTTGAAGAGGAATTCCGAGAGTACCGATACCTGATGACCAGGGCGGGCAAATTGTTTGTTCGCCTTAAGTTTCAAGACGATAGCTTGCATCGTTTACAAATTACCGTAAGATGCGATGACAACCGTGCCTTCAAATGGGCGAAAGCGATTGGCTTCCAACAAGAGGGCGTGATGCGGAAGTACGGGCCTGATGGCTCTGATTTTTACATTATGGCAATCGTAAAGGAGAGCTAGTATGGGTGGTGTAGTAAAAGCAGTAAAAAAAGTAGTTAGTGCGCCAGTTAAAGCCGTTACCGGATTGGTTGGTAGCGTTTTCAAAGCGCCAAAGGTTGACACCTCAGCGCAAGAGGCAGCAACCGCAGCATTGAACAAGCAAGTTGAAGAACAGCAAAAAGACCTTGAAGTAACAAAGAAACGATACGCCGAGCAGCAAGGGCAATATGCAATGCAGAGCATGGCAGCTCGCCGCGCTCGTGGTCGTGGTCAGCGCTCTTTGATGAGCGAAGAGCGTTTGGCTGAAATCTCAAAGTTAGGAGTTTGATATGAGCTTCTTATTTGGCAAGCCAGACACTTCTGCACAGAAGGCTGCAATTGATGCGCAAAACAAACAGCTTGAGTTGCAGCGTTTGCAGATCGAAAAGCAGGAAGAACGCCAGAAAGCAGAAGAAACTGAAACTGCAAAGCGTATGCAGGCTAGCGCTAGAGCGCGTATGCGTGGTGGCGCTCGCTCTTTGGTATCCGATGAGCGTGAAGACGCAATGATGGGCATAGGTACAAGCGTATGAACAAGCAGGACAAGATTGCAAAAGTGATGCGTGAGTTTGCCAAGGGCAAGCTCAAGTCTTCTTCTGGCAAGAAAGTCACCAGCAAAGAACAAGCTGCTGCGATTGCGTACTCTGAGGCAGAGCGTAAGAAGAAATGACACGCATAGTTGTCAAACGAGAATCGCTTGGAATCAACACCAAGCATACTTCGCCATCCTATCTTGATGGACAGGATGAGCAGGTACTGGTAAGTGCCGCTTACGGATTGCCTACTGTATCTACCCTTGAGGCGCACATTATTCAGGGCGATGCATATTCTGCCGGAGCAATATCAACATCATTAGCTAATGGCGCTAGCTTGGACTTAGCGATTGCTTTTGGATCTGGCATTGAAGCAAGACTTGGCGTTGAAGGTGTTTGTGGCGGCAATGGAATGGGATATTTCTATGAAGGCGCAACCGTATCAGGTGGCACTCCATTAGGCTCAATTAACTTAGACCGCAACAGCACGAACACAAGTAACTCTGCAATCTTGCTATCTCCGACTGTTACCTCAACAGGAACAACCATAGGCCAATACATCTTAATTGGCGGCGTTAAGAAGAAAGCAGCAGGTGGCGATGTTTCAGCAGCAAGCATAATTCTTAAGCCACTGACAACTTATTTGCTTCGCTTAACTAATAACAGCGGATCAGCACAGCCCGCTGAAATCATTTTGACTTGGTACGAATAAGGAGCCTGTGATGGCGAAGCCAATGAAACTCAATGTTGAGCAGATTCTGAAACGCCATCAAATCGCTCAGACCCGCAAAGAAAACTTCCGTGACTTGTACGAAGATGCGTATGAGTTTGCGTTGCCTCAGCGTAACCTGTATGACGGTTACTATGAAGGCAAGGTAGGTGGTCGCCGCAAGATGAATCGTGTATTCGATTCCACTGCGATCAATTCTACCCAGCGTTTTGCGAACCGCATGCAGTCCGGCATCTTTCCGCCACAGCGCAAGTGGTGCAAGCTAGAACCTGGATCTGATGTTCCGCAAGAACGCAGAATTGAAGTGCAGAAAGCATTGGACATCTACAACGAAAAGATGTTCTCCGTACTCAAGCAGTCTAACTTTGATATTGCTATTGGTGAGTTCTTGCTTGACCTGTCTGTAGGTACAGCAGTTATGCTTATCCAACCGGGTGATGCAATCAGCCCAATTAACTTCATCCCAGTTCCGCAGTATCTGGTGGCATTTGAAGAAGGCGCTAACGGTCAAGTTGACAATGTGTACCGCCGTATGCGCATCAAGGGTGAATCCATTCAGACGCAGTGGCCTGATGCTGAAATTCCGTCAGACCTGAAGCGCAAGATTGACGATAAGCCGACCGAAGAGATTGAGCTGCTTGAAGCTACGATCTATGACTATGACCGTGGCGACTATTGCTACCATGTCGTTCACAAAGAGTCGAAGTCAGAGCTGGTCTATCGCCGTAAAGACACTACGCCTTGGGTGGTCAGCCGCTTTATGAAGGTGTCGGGTGAAATCTATGGCCGTGGCCCTGTTATTAATGCGTTGCCAGACATCAAGACTCTGAACAAGACTCTTGAGCTTCTGCTCAAAAATGCGTCACTGGCAATTACAGGTGTGTACACCGCAGCGGATGATGGTGTTCTGAATCCGCAGACTGTACGCATCGTACCGGGTGCAATTATTCCGGTGGCTCGTAATGGTGGCCCGCAGGGTGAATCGCTCAAGGCTTTGCCTCGTGCGGGTGACTTCAATGTATCCCAGATCATCATCAATGAGCTGCGTGGAAGCATTAAGAAGACCCTGCTGGACGAGTCACTGCCGCCAGATAATATGTCAGCCCGTTCTGCGACTGAAGTTGTTGAGCGCATGAAGGAACTGGCTCAGAACCTAGGCTCTGCTTTTGGTCGTCTGATTAACGAAACCATGATCCCGATTGTCCAGAAGACCCTAGAGGTTATGGATCAGTCTGGTTTGATTACTTTGCCTTTAGAAGTCAATGGCTTAGAGGTTAAAGTTAGCCCAACTTCTCCGCTTGCAATGGCGCAGAACATGGAAGAAATCAACTCCATCATGCAGTTCAGCCAGATTGCTCAGGCAATGGGGCCGGAAGGCATGCTTGCCATCAAGTCTGGTGAGCTTCTGGACTACATTGCAGACAAGATGGGTGTGCCTGCTTCAATCCGCACGACTCCGCTGGAGCGTCAGCAGATGATGATGGAAATGCAGCAGATGGCTGCTATGGCTCAACAGCAGCAAATGGCGGCACAAGGCCAGCCAGCCGCTGCTCCTGAAGGGATGATGCAATGAGTGAAGGTTGGGAAGCGGTGGAACCCATGAATGTGGTTCCGCTGGATCGGAAGAAGGAAGACCTAGACATTCAAATAGCCCGCACTTTTTCTACGGAAGAAGGGCAAAAAGTGTTGGCTTGGCTGCGAGAGCAATATCTTGAGCGACCAAGTTGGCAACCTGGAGCTGAATCCAGCTTTGGGTTCTTCCGCGAAGGGCAGAATTCTGTCATTCGTGACATCGAAACTCGTATTAGGAGAATCAAAGAATGAGCGAAACCGAAGTAAGCGGTGGCCTGCTTGACGGTGTATCTGGGGAAGAAAATACGCCTGACAATAGCAGCACAACCTCTGCTGAAGCGGAAATCAGCCATGTGGCTGCTGATCCGAACGCAGAGGATGATAGCCCTCTGGAGCGTCCTGATTGGTGGCCGGAGAAGTTTTGGGCAAAGGACTCTAACGAGCCTGAGCTTGAAAAATTAGCTGGTGCTTATGCGGAATTAGAAAAGAAATTCCGTAATGGCGACCACAAGGCTCCAGAGGAATATGACATTTCTGGCTTTGGCCCACTAAGCACGGAAGATCCCGTGGTTGGGGCTTTTGCGGAATGGTCGAAGAAATATGGTGTCAGTCAGGCAGCATTTAACGAAATGGCCGAAAAGGTCATGGAGTTTGCCAACGAAGAGATTGAGTCTGGTTCTGTAAATTTGGAAAAAGAGCGTCAGGCTCTTGGGCCAAATGCGGATGCCATCGTCAAAAGCATGGCTCAGTGGGGCAATGGTCTTGTGGCGAAGGGTATCTGGGGGCCGGATGATTTCGAGGAGTTCAAGGTTTGGGGCGCTACTGCCTCAGGAATCAAGGCTCTCCAGAAGCTCCGTGCTACCTACGAAGGCCGTGTGCCGATAGAAGCTGCAAAGCCAGAAGGCATGCCAAGCAAGGACGAACTGTACGATATGGTTGCAAAACCGGAGTACAAAACCGATCCGGCATACCGGAAGAAGGTAGAAAAGCTCTTCGAGCAAGCCTTCGGACAGGCAGCATAATCAACCACATAGCCCCCTTTCTTGGGGGCTTTTTTATGGGGTTGTTGCAACCTGTTGAATTGTGTATAGAATCAACCTCAGGCTAATCGAGAAATCGACCCTAGATGGTGGTACACCACCCAACTGGCGAGTTGTGAAGCGCAAGTCTTGGCCCACGCAATGTGGACAACCAAAAGGGCGAAAACTAACCGTTAAACTGTAATAGGAGATCAACAATGGCAGTATCAATTTCAAATGCCTTTGTTACCCTGTTCGATGCGGAGGTTAAGCAGGCTTATCAGGCTGAGTCCGTACTGCGTAACACCGTCCGTCTTCGCACTGGGGTTGAGGGTTCTACTCATAAGTTCCCGAAAATTGGTAAGGGCGTAGCTCAGGTTCGCATCCCGCAGACCGATGTTACCCCGATGAATGTCAGCTACTCACAGGCAACTGTAACTCTGTCTGACTACATCGCTGCTGAATACAGCGACATCTTCAATCAGGCTAAGGTCAACTTTGACGAGCGTTCTGAGCTTGTTCAGGTTGTTTCTAAGTCGATTGGTCGCCGTGCTGACCAGCTCATCATTGATGCACTGGCTGCATCTGGTACTTCTAACACCGTAGCTTCTTCAATCGGTGGTGCTAACACCAACCTGAATTTGGATAAGCTGCTGGCTGCTAAGAAGGCAATGGATGCTGGCAATGTTCCAATGGAAGGTCGTCATATCCTGATCCACGCTAACAACCTGTCTGCACTGTTGGGTGAAACTGAAGTTACTTCTTCAGACTACAACAGCGTTAAGGCTCTGGTAGCTGGTGATGTAAACACCTTCTTGGGCTTCCAGTTCCACACTATCGGTGATCGTGACGAAGGTGGCCTGTCCATTTCTTCTGGTGATCGTGTTGTTTACGCTTGGCATCAGCAGGCTATCGGCATGGCTGAAGGCATGGGTATCCGCACTGAAATCAACTACATTCCGGAAAAGACCTCTCACTTGGTCAGCTCCATGTTCTCTGCTGGTGCTATCGCCATTGATGCAGAAGGCGTAGTTGCTATCACCTGTGACGAAAACGGTTAATAGGAGGTAGTAATCATGGCTTTTAGTTCAACTGGTTTTGCAACCATCGGTGCTTCAAAGGCAGGCAATGCCCCGTCTTTGTATGCTTACTCCACCACTGACGCTATCGCTGATGTGAACACCAGCGGTTACTTCGATACTCTGAGCGACAACCTCAGCGTAGGCGATGTAATCCTGGTTCGTTCCAGCACTGGTGGCACTCAGGCTCTCACCCTCGTTTATGTTGCCTCTAACTCAGGCGGCGTAGTCGATGTGACTGATGGCCTGACCATCACCGCTACCGACTCAGACTAATCGGTAAGTGGTAATGAAGGGAGTCACTTCTGGGTTCTTCCTAGGGGTGGCTCCCTTTTCTCTATTAGGAGCTTGAGATGGCAGTAGGTGATTCCGCTTTAACAGTTTGCTCTGATGCGTTGATTCTTCTTGGCGCTTCACCAATCTCGTCCTTTACACAAGGCACTGACGAAGCAAATACCTGTGACCGTCTGTACCCTGATGTACGAGATACTACGCTCCAAATGTATCCTTGGAGCTTTTCATTTAAGAAAGTCCAATTGGCTAGGACGATCAATACGCCAGTCAACGAGTGGACATACGAATACACACTTCCTTCCGACCGCATTGGCCCTCCTCGTGCTGTATTCAACAGCACTAGCGTAGGCGCTAGACCAATGACTCGGTGGGAAATCTACGGTGACAAAATCCTCACCGATGAAACTACGATTGTTATTGACTATCAGTATTCAGTTTCTGAGCAAGAAATGCCTGTATGGTTTATTCAGCTCCTGAAATACCAGATGGCTTGGCATTTGGCTGAACCGATTACGGATCAAACATCCAAAACCGATTACTGGAAAACGGTTGCGCTAGGTTCTCCTGGCGAAAACAACCGTGGTGGCTACATGCGGACAGCCATGAACATTGATGGTCAGGGCAATACTCCGCAGATGATCGAAGATTACAGCCTCATTGCAGTTCGCTACTAATGACTAAGTTTGTAGATTTTCAGACCAACTTTACTAGCGGTGAAATTGATCCGCTTGTTCGCGCTCGTACTGACATTAAGCAGTATGTCAATGGCGCAGATAAGCTGACCAATGTGCTGGTGCAACCGCAAGGTGGCGTTAAGCGCCGCCCTGGTCTAAAGCACATCTATGAACTTGATTCTGGCTACAACCCTGAAGATGGGATTCGTTTAGTTCCATTTGAATTCAGCGTAAATGACAGCTATATGCTGATGTTTACTAATCAGAAGATGCATGTCATTCGTGATGGCGCTGTAATTCAAAACATCAATGGCACTGGTAATGACTATTTAGCAATCAGTAGCCTTACCTCAGCTATGTTAAATAACATGTGCTGGACGCAAAGCGCTGACACATTGATTCTTGTTCATCAAGATCTTGCGCCAATCAAGATTGTTCGTGGTGCTACAAGTGCAAGCTGGACTGTCAGCACAATCAGCTTTGACAGTATTCCGAAATATGCTTATACGGTAAGCTACACCAATCCTGCTGGCACAATTACGCCAAATGAAGTCAGCGGAACTGTAACCCTTACAGCATCCTCATCTGTATTTAACAGCGGACATGTTGGGCAATACATCAATGCTGAACCACAAGGCCGCTTGCGTATTACCAAATATGTTTCTGGCACATCTGTTAAGGGTGTTACCGAAGTTCCATTCTTTGATACCACTGCCATTTCTAGCGGCGATTGGGAATTAGAATCTGGATACGAAGATGTCTGGTCTTCCTCAAGAGGCTGGCCTCGTACTGCAACTTTCCACGAAGGTCGCTTGTACTTTGGTGGCAGCAGAGCAAGACCATCAACCATCTGGGGAAGCAAGGTTGGGTTCTTTTTTGAATTCCAGCCTGTTGAGGCGTATGACGATGATGCTGTTGAGGCAACGCTAGATACCAATACCTACAATGCTATTGTGGATATTATTTCTGGTCGAGATCTTCAGGTCTTCACCACAGGTGGCGAATTCTATGTCCCTCAAGATACTCAGCAGCCAGTAACACCAAGCAATTTCTTCATCCGTACTTCTAGTCGTAATGGCTCCAGAGAAGGGATTCGTGTTGTCCAAATTGACTCAGGAACGCTGTATATGCGCCGCCAAGGTAAGGCGCTGGCTGAGTTTATCTACAGCGACAGCACCCTCTCCTACTTGTCAAATTCCATTTCTTTGTTGTCTTCACACCTGCTGAAGGAACCAAGGGAAATGGCAATTCGTAAAGCCACTTCTACAGATGAAAATGATCTGCTCTTGGTGGTCAATGAAGAGGATGGATCAATTGCTGCATACAGCTTGCTCACTCAGCAGTCTGTTGTAGCCCCATCAGAGCTGATTACTGACGGTAGCTTTATTGAGGTTGGTGTAGATATTTCAGACATCTATGTAATCACTAAGCGCACTTTTGATGGTACTGATAAATACTTCATTGAGCTGTTTGATACCAATGTATTTACAGACTGCGCCTTCACTGGGGGAGTTGCTTCTTCCCTTTCTTCCCTTCCCCATGAGGGCGCAGCCTTAAATATCATTGCTGATGGCAACATTTTGGCAGATGAAACAGTTTCGTCTGGTGCGATTACTTTTGACAGAGCATCAGCAACTTCTTATGAAGTTGGCCTTCCATTCTCTGTAGAAATCAAGACGATGCCAATTGAGCGTGATGTTGGCACAGGAACTCGTATTGCATTTAAGAAGCGTGTTGTTGAAGTCAATGCAATCTTAAACAATACGCAACATATCATCATTAACGGAAACTTGATTCCGATTCGTGCATTTGACACGGTTGGTACGCTGGATAATCCAACAACCCAGTTTACTGGAATCAAGAGTTTGTATGGTATTCGTGGTTATGCCAAGACAGCGCAGATTACAGTTTCTCAGGAATACCCTTTGAGAATGACTCTGCTGGGTCTTGAGTACAAAGTAGCCACTCACGGAGGCACATAATGCAATATGTAGCAGTTGCTGCTGCTGTTTTATCAGCGGTTGGCTCAATCAAGCAAGGTCAATATCAGCAGGCATCATTGAATATGCAGGCTATGCAGGCCCGCACAAATGCTACTGCTGCTGAATTGGAAGGCCGACAAAATGCCCTGAACTACAATAAGCAGGCTCTTGATGTGCTTGAGCGTCAGCGCAAAATGAGCGCTACGCTGATTGCCAGAGGTGCTGCTGGCGGTATTGATCCATTCAGCGGTTCGCCAATGTCTGTAGATCAATGGAATGCGTTCAAGGCTGGTGAAGAGTACAACCTTGGTATTGAGAATGCAGACATGGCAATCGCTTCTGGATTGGCAAAGAGCCAAATGTTTGAAGCTCAGTCTGCTTCCTATGTGGCTGCTGGTAAGCAAGCTATGCGTCAAGCTTACATTAGTGCTGCTGCTTCTCTGGCTCAGGGTGCTTATTCTTACAGCAAACTTTCTACGCCTAGCGCCGGAGCAGGTAGCAAAGGGCTAGATCCTGGCTTGGCCTATGAAAATGCAATAACTAATTCAGCTTACTACGGACAAAGCGCACCAACAGGAATTAGAGTAGGTTAATAAAATGGCTCTACCAACTTACCAATCCGCAGGAATCCAGTACGCAGACACCATTGGTCGTATGCCTGAATTGCCCACTGCCAATCTGGATATGGGCGCTAAGTCTTGGCAAAGCATCAATGCAAAGCTGGATCGCTTGCAGTCGCTAGTGTTTGAGAAAGGCAGAGAACAAGCCGTTGCTCAGGCACAGCGTTATGCTGCTGAAAACCCTGTAACTAAAGAACAGATTGCAGCAGCTCAGAGCGAGCAAGAAAGCGCATCAATCTTTTCTGCATTCACTCGCAGCTTCTATGACGAAGCGCTTATGCAGACTCAGGGTGCTGCTCTTGCGAATGATTTGGCTGTAGAAGGCTCTGCCATCATCAATCAGATGAAGGAAGACGGCAAAGTTGGCCTGATTTCTTCTGCTGACGCAAAGGTTCAGATTAAAGACATGATGGATGGCTACCGAGCTGCGGTAGCTGCATTCAACCCAGAAGCTGCATTAAAGCTGCAAGCTAACCTTGCTACCGTAGGGAATACGGCCCTTAAGGACATCATTGGCTCTGAAGCCAAATTGATGGACGCTGCTGTTACGGCTGGGTTTGAAAACTCACTTCCGATCTTTACTCGTGTCGTAGAAGACATTGAGAAATATGGCGACTCGTTTGATCCAGAATCACAGCAGATCATTTCTTCTGACGAACTTGTTCAGCAACAGCTTATGTTGCACCTAGACAAAGCTGTGCTTTACAACAAGTCTGAATATATTCAGAAGTTCAATGAGGCTCGCAAGATTGGCCGCATCAATGGTATCGCCAAAGGTGTTCTGGAATCTGACTTTGCTTCATCTGCGGCAGAAGCCTACGACAAGATGACTGAAGGCAGCATGGGCAAGTACCAGCGTACTTGGAACATGATGTCTGAGGATGACCGCAGCAAGGTTATCGACAAGTTCTGGAAGAATGTAAAGACTGCTCGTGAAGTCAAAAAAGAACAGCAGGAAATTGACAAGGGCTTTTATCGTGCCAAAGGTCAAGAACTCCTGTCTGAGCTTTATGACATGAGTAACCCTCCTACTCGTGCAAGAATGCTTGAGATTAGGAATGAAGCTATTTCCCTGACTAGAGAAGCTGGCTTTGATGTCATTAGTGATGCTGAAATCAAGGCAATTTCTTCTGGAGATTTAGAGGAAAATAAAGCTAGCGATCAGCTCATGTCAGTCTATGAGCGTGATCTTTATATGGGTCAGACCAATCTTCAGATCTTGGAGCAAGAAGCAGTTAAGGAAAATATGTCTTGGGGTCAGTTTCGCAGGCTCCAGAAAGACTTCTTTACCAGCCAAGACCGAAGCGCAAGAACTGCTATTGCCATTGGTCAGAATGTCATTAAGACGGACAAGACCAAGATCAATGCAGAGGAATCTCAGCAGGATCAGGCTCGGTTTGCTGCCTTGTTCTCTCAGGAATTCAGCAAAGATCCGACTCAAGATACGGACGCATTGCGTACCAAGATTCTTGAGCAGATTAGCATTGAGCGCAAAACTGAAGAACGCAACACCAATCAGCAGCTTATGAATCAGCTCTTTGGTGAAGGCGGTCGGTATAGCCAGTTTGTTCCAGAAAATATGAGCGCAGAAGATTTTGTAAAACTTCTGATACAGAACGCAGGTGACCGGAATTACATCAGTGGTGTTATTCGTGACCCACGATTTGCTGGCCCTGTGTTTGATAGCTACCTATCTCCGTGGAGGAACTAATGGCTGATTTCTACGGATACTCAGATGTCAACGAAATCTATGACGCTGATGCCTTGGCAATCGGCGGTGGAGAGGATCGCATCAAATATGGGGTAGGTATTCAGCACGAATACTTTCCTGATGTGCCAGTTCTTCCCCAGCCTGGAATGGCCCCAGAAGCCCCTCAGCAGGCCGCTGACATGGGTATTTTGGACAAGATAGGGTCTGAGCTTCAGAAGGCCTATGAAGGCACTGTAGAGCCGTTTGTGGGGGCTGCTGCTGAGAACCCTATTTTTAGGGGTGCAGCTCAGGGTGCAGCTAAGATTCCTGACAATGTGCTGTCTGCCATCGAGGATGTCGGCATTGCCCTTGGTCTGCCAGAACCAGAAAAAGTTCGCTTGTATGACCAAATTGATTGGGGTCAGGCATCACAATATCCGAACCTAGAAAATCTGACCAGTTCGCTGGTTCAGTTCCTTGGCCCCTACAAGGCTTTGGGTGGTGGCAAAACAGGTGCAATCACCAAAGAAGATCTTGCCAAGGGTGGTGTAGCAGATGCCCTGTTTAACCCAGAGGAGGGCAACCTTGGCACTGTCATGCGTGAAATGGGCATTGACAACGAATTCACCCAATTCCTAGACAGCAAGGTTGGCGCAGATGCTGATGCCTATGATCGCCTAGAAGCCAGAGCCAAGCAGGTTCTGGAGGGTGCTGGCCTGTCATTTGCCCTAGAAGGCATTATGACTGGCGCTAAAGCAGCGAAGTCCTTTCTAAAAAAAAGTCCGTTAGAAATAGACGGGGTTGAAATTACACCAGAAGGATTGACTGCAAACGCAGCAAAGAAGCACGAAATGCACACTCCTCAATACATTCTGGCTAAATATGTAAATGCCTTGTCTGGTAAGGATACAAAGGGTGGGGCTTGTCACACAGCAGCTTGCAACTATGTGTCAATTGAAGGCTTTGCTGAAGGCGACAAGTTGGTGATGCTAAAAACCGGGGACAGGATTTCACATACAATTGTTGTGGACAAAAAAGGTAATCTTAAATTTGACGAAATGAAGGGTTCTTGGAACAACAAATCAAAGACTTGGGCAAGAACTGAAAAAACGCCAAAAGACACTCACAGAATCCCGTATGAGTTCTATGCAGAGGTTCCTATTGATCCCCTAATGAAAGCAGCACAGATGCAGAAAGGACAGTAATCATGGCGATCCAACAGTTTAATCCTCTTGAGCAAGAAGCATCTGTTCCGGGTGAAGAGTCGCTTACTACTGCGCCTGACTTTGTTGAGCCTACTGACATCATTGCCGAAGACCCTACTGCTTCCGTATTTGACGAAGAAAACTCTTACCAAGAAGCTAGTCTTGCTGGTGACCTTCTTGGTGCTGCCGTAAGCGGCAAAAAAAGAACTGCTGCTGAACCTGAGCTGCGTCAGCCAGTAAAAACAGAACCTGGTGACTTTCCGAAGGCATCAGAAGAGCTTACTCAGCGAGTTGAAGAACTTACCCCAGAAATGCCTGTAACTGGCAAACCGTCAGAAACAGTCTTCAATCTGGATAAGGTAAATGGCCCAGACGAACTGAAGCAGCACATTGAAGCAGTTGCCCAGGCAAAAGGTCTGGACAAGTTGGAATCTGTCAGTTTTGACGATGTAACCAGAATTGCGGAACAAGAAGGTTACGGTAAGGGCTTTGTAAAGCAGATCATTGATACCAACCGCAGCATCAAGGCAAATCCAAAAGATGTGTACAAGATGATGCTGGTTCTTGCTGATGCACAGCAGAAGACTTTTGACCTTGCCCAAAAAGTAAAAGCCGCAAACGAATCCGGAACTTTATCTGATGACCTAATGGTTGAGTTCCGTCAGGCGCTGCACTTTGAAGGTCTTGTAGCCTCTGGTGCAAAGCGCAAGCAAGCTGATGTAGCTAGAGCATTAGCAATCTTGAATAAAGCAAGAACTGCTGATGTTGACCGTGGTATCAACCTCAAGAATTCCTTGGATGCTGTTGGTGGCCGCAGAAATACACTACAGCTTGTAGATGCTATTCTTGATCCGAAGGTTTCTGTTGGCACTCGTGCTGACCGTCAGGCAGCTCTTGCTGAATCGGTTATTAACAATCGGCTCAAAGACGCTTGGTTCAGCACCTGGATCAATGGCTTGCTGTCCAACCCGGTTACCCATGTCAAGAACATTACTGGTAACGGATTATTTTTTGCTTATGAAGGCTTAGAGAATACGGCTACTGCAATTGTTGGCATTCCTCGCAGACTTGCTGGTGGCGGAAAAGATGCAGTTCATTTCTCAGAAATTTGGCTGGATGCAAGAAGTAGCTGGCAAGGCTTCAAAGAAGGTATTGGTCTTGGCTGGGAAGCATTTACGAAAAATAAACAAATTACTGGCTTATCAAAGTTAGATTATCGTCAAGCATCAGACCCATTCAACATTCCAAAGGTTGATGGTGAGTCAACAGCTTCTAGGATAACCAAGGACGCAATCGGTCTTTGGGGCAAATTCGTCACTTCTCCTGGTAGAGCATTGATGGCGGAGGATGAGTTCTTCAAGGCACTCAATTTCCGTGTTCAGTTTAACCGTGAGGTTTACCGCAGAAGCCGTGCTGAGTATGAAGCACAGATTGCTCAAGGTACTGATCCTGCTTCAGCCAAAGACGCTGCAACAACTTTAGCTGCTCGATTGGCAAGCAACCCAGATGATTCAATTATCAAGGCAGCAATGGATCATGCTGGCGAAATGACTTTTACCAAGGATCTGGAAGGAAAGCTCAAGAGTGTTGAGGACATTACCCAGAACCCATTTATCAAAATGTATGTTCCGTTTGTCCGTACTCCAACCAATATTGCCTTGGAGATCCACAAACGACTTCCACTAGGAGTTCCTAGTTTTACTGCTGGTACTGCTCCAGAAACCATCATCAACAATCTGCCGCTATCTCGTCAGTTTAAAGATGATTTCTTGGCTGGCGGTATGCGTAGAGATAGGGCAATTGCACGGATTGGCATGTCTTCTATGGCCCTGTATGCTGCCAGCAATTATGCAATTGAGGGTGGTATTACAGGTGCTGGCCCATACAACTATCGTGTCCGTCAAACGCTAGAAGCAAATGGTTGGCAGCCATACAGCATTGCTGTTTCAAAAGATTTCTTCAGCAGCGAACAAATTGAGCGATTGAAGGGAATTACTACAGTCAGCATGTATCAAGATAAATACATGATTAGCTATGCAGGCATGGAGCCTGTGGGCGCTGTTCTTGGTATTGGTGCTTCCATTGGCGAATACAGCTTTATGTCAAACGACATGGAAGAACTTAGCACTCTGTTCCAAGGTGCTGTGATTGCTGGTGCTGACTATGCAGGTAATCTGCCAATGTTGGCAGGTATCTCAGAAATGACCCGTGCATTGTCTATGGGTGGCCCTGATGGTGGTGAAGCTGTGACTCGATTCTTTGAGAATGCAGCACAACAAGTAGGTGAATTCGTCATTGGTGGCTCTCCTCTTGGCGCTCAGAGTTCTGCAATTGCTGCCTTGGATCGCACCTTGAATCCTGGTCGTAAGATTGCCAAAGACCCAGATCGTCCAAACATTGACGCAGATCCTGTACAGCAAGCCTTCTATGACGCTTTTGCTGGATATGTGTCCAGAAACCCTCTGGCTCGATCTAGTCTTGGCCTTGAGCCTCTTGACCAATTAGACCCGATTACTGGTGAAATCAAGGATTTTGCGGTTGGCCCTAACTATGCAAACCTGATTCCGTATCGAGTCAAGGAAATGAGAATCAGCCCAGCCCATCAGGTTATGGGTCAGCTAATGGTTCCAATGTACCAAGTTCCAAAGAAGCTTGACGGAATCCGCCTTAGCGAGCGTCAGCGCAATGAGATCGTTCAGATTGCAACCAGTCAGGTCAAGATGAATGGCAAGACCCTAGAAGTTGCGATTGCTAGCCTCCCGTACAAATCAGACTTCCAAGCCCTGCTCAAGCAAGACACAGACGAGGCTGCTGCTCGTGTAAGCGACATCATCTCTGATTACTACGAAGTAGCCAAGAATATATTTATGGAGTCTAGCCCTGAATTTATTGACGCTGGGATTGTGAAAGAGTACCGCAAGAAGACTGAAGGATCTGCTCGACAGAGAGGAGCTTCCGAGATACTTCAGGGTGTTGCGGCAGAGCTTCAATAATGTATTGCAACCAATTGATTTTTAACTACCATAAGGGCAGTTAGGATAGGAGAGTCAGATGACCTACCCCATTTCAGATGTAACCCGCCGAGTGGTCTATTCTGGTTCTGCCGGAACTGGCCCCTATTCCTTCTCGTTTGAGGTCTTGCTTCAGGGTGACATCGCTGTTTATTTCAACGATACCCTGCTTACGATTACGACTGACTACACCGTAACGATCAACGCAAACGGTACGGGTTCAGTCACCATTGTTACGGGTACGAATGTACCGAGTACCCCTGATTCTGGTGACACCATTACGATTCTGGGTAACAAAGGTATCCAGCGTCAGACTGACTTCGTGACGGGTGGCGACTTATTTGCCTCTAGCCTGAATGACGAGCTGGATGCTCAGACCATCTTTGCCCAGCAGAACGCTGAGGCCATTGCTCGTGCCATTAAGATCCCTCCTCAGTCTAGCCTGAGCATTGATACTACCCTGCCAGTACCACAGGCCAACTATGTTTTGGGTTGGAATGATGCTGGTGATGCCATTCTGAACCTTCAGGAACTGGGTACTTATCAGGGTACTGACGCTACGACTACCACCGCTGCGTATTCAGCGCGTGACCTGGTGAAATCCACTACGGCTGGTCAGCTCAACAATGTGTACATCTGTATTCAGGACAGTCCTGCTGGGACTGCTCTGACGAACACTAGCTACTGGGCATTGCTGATTGACGCAGTAGCAGCAGGAACCTCAGCGGCAGCAGCAGCATCTAGTGCTTCAGCGGCAGCAAGTTCTGCTTCTGCGGCTTCTACCTCAGCAACTAACGCAGCCAGTTCTGCTAGTGCTGCCAGTACCTCAGCATCTAATGCTGCTTCTAGCGCCTCTACCGCTTCTACGCAGGCTTCTAATGCCGCTACCAGCGCAACAGCAGCAGCTACCTCAGCAACTAACGCAGCGGCTTCTGAAACGGCAGCAGCGGCTTCTGAGAGCGCAGCAGCTACCTCAGCTACCAATGCCTCAAATAGTGCCTCAGCAGCCTCTACAAGCGCCACAAACGCCTCTAACAGTGCTTCTGCGGCTAGTACCTCTGCTAGCAATGCAGCGTCCTCAGCCAGTGCAGCAAGCACCTCAGCCAGCAATGCAGCAAGTTCTGCTTCTGCTGCCTCTGGTTCTGCTACAGCAGCAGCCTCTAGTGCTTCTTCGGCAGCTAGTTCTGCCTCAGCAGCACAGGCAGCAGTGGACAGCATTGAATCCTACTACCTAGGTTCTGCTGCCTCTGACCCATCGGTGGATGACAACGGTGATCCTCTGACCGCAGGGGATTGGTATTTCAACACCGCCACCAACAAGACCCGCATTTACAACGGTTCTTCCTGGCAGGATGCGATTGTTGACACCTCTGGTGTCGTCACCAAGACCAGCAATACGGGTTCAGCGGTACTGCCAGCAGGCACGACAGCAGAGCGAGATGGTTCTCCAAGTGCTGGTTATCTGCGTTGGAACAGTGATGACACCTCTGCGGAAGTGTATGACGGTACTGCTTGGGCTGCGGTAGGTGGCGGGAATACCACTGGTGAAGGTCTGTATGAAATGGCTAACACCATCTCCAGTAATTACAGCATTACTTCTGGTAACAACGCTATGTCTGCTGGGCCAATTACTGTGGATTCCGGTGTCAGTGTCACCGTTCCGTCCGGCAGCGTTTGGACAATCGTTTAAGGATCTACCATGTCGAAGGTAAAAATCGAAGGTAACGCAAGCGGCACTGGTACTTTCACCATAGCCGCACCTAATTCAAATACTGACCGTACATTCAACCTGCCGGATGAAGCGGGTACTGTGCTGACGAGTGCGAGTGATCTGCCTGCTGCTAATCTGACAGGTACGCTTCCGGCTATTGATGGTTCAAACCTGACGGGTATTTCAAGCGGGCTTACTGAAGCCGATCAATGGCGAATGCAAGCCAATTTTACTGGTCAAGCAACTCCGGTAACTAATTGGGCTCGAGTGGCTACTGATAATTTTGCCAAGATTGGCACAGGAATGACGGAATCTTCTGGCATATTTACTTTTCCATCAACTGGATATTGGCTTGTATATTTCCAAGCTGGTTTTTATATCAATGGCGACGATAGAGAAGTTGGGGCATATATTCAGACAACATCAAACAATTCATCATACGGCGATGCGACTTCTCCATGGAGTTTCATTCAGCAAACAGGCGGTAATGTTACATCAACAACAGCAGATAGCTGGCATATTATTTATGTTCAAGACACATCTTTGTACAAAGTTCGTTTTAGAGTGACTACCGTCAACACTTCAACTACCGTTAGGGGTAGTGCCGCTGCTAACATGACCGCTGCAATATTTTTGAAGCTAGGAGATTGATAATGCGACCAGAACACATTACTGATTGGCTTTGTCGTCAACATTCTGGTCAATGGTTTAGTTATACCGGCTCAGAACAAACCTACGACCAGCTTGTAATCCACGGTGACTATACCAAGCCTACCGAAGAAGAATGCAACGCTGGTCTAGCTGCAATGCAGGCTGATTGGGATGCCAAGCAGTATCAGCGTGACCGCAAGTACCCAAGTATTCAAGAGCAACTGGATATGCAGTATTGGGATTCAGTCAACGGTACGACTACTTGGGCGGATGCTATTGCTGCGGTGAAAGCAGCCCATCCGAAGGGAGAATAAGACATGGCACTCGTTCTAAATGGTAGCGGAAGCATCACTGGGGTTACTGACCTAGCCACTGCTGGTGTTGCTCTTGAAGATGCGGCCTTGACTGATCCAGTAGTTACTGGCGGCATCTACCTCGGCGGAACCGGAGCAGCGAATTATCTGGATGACTATGAGGAAGGTACTTGGACTCCGACTGTTGACTCCAATCTTGGTGGCTCTGCAACAACATACGGACAGATTTCTGGGAAATATACAAAAATAGGCAATCTTGTTATTTGCAAAGCAACATTTAGGCCGGCAAACGGAAGTTACGGAAAGGCAGGGTATGGCGGGAGGCTTGGTGGAATGCCTTTTACTCCATCTGCAACTGGTTCTGGTTCGTTAATAAATGAATCAAATATTACATTCGGAGGAAATGTAGCAGTTTCTACATCTTATACACGAATGTATTTATACATGACAGCACAATCTCCAAACGATCAACAGATTGTTTGTGTTGTGTCTTATTTTACATCTTAATTATTGCTAGTGGATTCTAGCAACGGACAGGAGAAATCAAATGGCTTTAGAAAAAACAGTAGCAGCGGATAAGATCGAAGTCGTGGGCAGCTACAAGGCAGTACAAGTACGCACCGCAACGGTAATCACCGAAGATGGCGTAGAACTCAGCCGTAGTTTCCATAGACACGTTATCCAGCCGGGGGATGACTACAGCAACGAAGAAGCGGAAGTACAGGCAGTCTGTGCTGCCGTTCATACCGATGAAGTCAAAGCTGCCTACGCTGCGTTTCTTGAAGCACAGTCTGCTGAACTAGCGGAGTAATACTATGTCGGTTTTGAAGGTCAACAACATTCAGAATGCTTCCGGTACGGATGCCATTAGCATTGGCTCTGATGGCTCCCTAAGTTATCCGAACATTGGCAGACGCAACCTGATTATCAATGGTGCTATGCAGGTGGCACAGCGGGGGACGAGTGCAACAGGCATTACTGGCATTGGCTATCAGGCTTGTGACAGATGGAGAGAAACACTTATTTCGCTTGGAACTTGGACACTAACACAAGACACAAGTTGCCCCGATGGTTTTGCAAGCAGCCTTAAATTTACTAATACAACGGCAGATGCTTCTCCCGCTTCTTCAGACATAGCGTGGATTGATTATTGGGTTGAGGCTCAAGATTTACAGCAACTTGCTTATGGCACATCTTCTGCAAAAGCAATGACACTTTCATTTTGGGTTAAATCGAATAAAACCGGGAATGCAAGTTTTGAAATTCAGCAGACTGATAATTCAGACAAACATATTACAGCCCAATACACCATCAATGCGGCGGACACTTGGGAACAAAAAACAATTTTAATTCCCGGAGATTCCGCTGGAGTAATTGATAATAACAACGACAGAGGAATGCATCTTATTTGGTGGCTTAATGGTGGCTCTGATTACACTGGCGGGTCTTTCCAAGGTTCGTGGGCATCTCTAGTAAATGCCAATAGGAATGTGTCTAACCTTGGTGTAGGCGGAGCAACCTCAGACTACTTTGCAATCACCGGAGTCCAACTCGAAGTCGGCAGCGTAGCCACCCCATTTGAACACCGCAGCTATGGTGAAGAACTGGCGTTGTGTCAGAGGTACTACTGGAAAGTCGATGGCACTACACACCCAGATGCGGCTATTGGCTCTGGTACGAATATATCAACAACGAGAAATAGACTTTATGTTAAGCATCCAG